AAAAGTATTATTGGCAAATCATATTATATATTCTAATATATATTATAAAAAAGACAAAATCAATCAATTATATACAAATTTATTATACGAAATGAAAGATCATAATAAATATTTAACAAATTTATATAGTAATAATAAAAAAGTTAAGAATGATAATGATAATATTATAAGAGATTATGTAATAAATTATTGGGAAAAAAAAGAATAAATTAAATTAATTATTTTTTAAATCTATATAAAAAATGCCAAAATTTATATAATATATTTATACCGTAATTTTAATATTATATCATTTTATTATGGATATTGTTAAAAACGAATTAAATATTGCCAATTATTGGCGCGATGAAGGCATTTCTAAAAAATTTTTAGAGATGAATAAAGGTAATCAATTATTTAGATTTTTAGAAGGACCACCATTTTGCACGGGAACGATGCATAACGGTCATATCTTATCTAAAACAATCAAAGACACAATTGTACGTCATTTTCATAAAAAAGGTTATGATATTAAATATAATGCTACTTGGGATACTCATGGACTTCCTATTGAAGGATTAATTGAGAAACAATTAGAATTATATACAAAAGATAAAATTGAAGAATATGGAATTGATAAATTCAATGATGAATGTCGTAAGATTATTTATCAATGTATTAATGATTGGGATAAAGATACAAAGCGTTTAGGACAATGGATTGATTTTGATAATCAATTGGCTACATGCGATTTTTCATATATGAATGTACTTTGGGAAAAGTTCAATGAACTTTATGAAAAAGGGTATGTATATGAAGGAACACGTGTAATGCCATATTCTGTAAAATTAGGTACATCTTTATCAAATTTTGAAGCAAAACAAAATTATAAAGATGTTGATGATGATAGCGCTATTGTTAAATTTAAATCAACAACTAATCCTAAATTATATTATTTAGTATGGACTACAACACCATGGACTTTATCGTCAAATATGGCATTATGTATTAATTTAAATATTACATATGTTACAGTAGAATATGAAGATGACTTATATATTCTTGCGGAACCATTACTTAAAAAAGTATTTGGTAAAAAGAAATATAAAGTTATTGATACATATGGTGGACACGTATTATTAAATAATGAATATGAACCAATTATGGATTATTATAAAGATGTACCACATACATATAAAATTGTATCAGATGAATTTGTAACAATGACATCTGGAACAGGCATCGTTCATTTAGCACCAGCATTTGGAGCAGATGATCATCGTGTATGTTTATCACATAATATTATTAATAAAGATGATAATCCTTTACAATTACGTTGTCATATTGATGCTCATTGTAATTATCTCCCAATTGTATCAAACTACTCTGGTAGATTTGTAAAAGATTGTGATAAATATATTATGAATGAGTTAAAAGAACGTAATCAATTATTTAAAAAGGAAAGTATTAATCATTCGTATCCATTTTGTTATAGAACGGATACACCCCTAATTTATCGGGTACAAAGTACATGGTTTTTAGAGGTTAATGCGGTTAAACAACAACTTTTAGAAAATAATTTAAAATCTTCATGGTATCCAAAACACGTACAAACGTCAAGATTTCATAGTTGGCTTGAAGAAGTTCAAGATTGGAATATTGCCCGTGAGCGTTATTGGGGTACATGTGTTCCATTATGGGTGAGTGAAGATAAAAGTGAAGTTTATTGTGTAAAATCAGCTAAACATTTAGAAGAATTAGCAAAATTAGAACCTAATTCATTAACTGATTTACATCGTGAATTCGTAGATAAGATTACATTTAAGTCTCCAAAAACAGGAAATATTCTTACAAGAGTTCCATATACATTTGATTGTTGGCTTGAGTCAGGAATGATGCCATATGTTTATTACAATGAAGAACAACGTCAAGGAGATTTTAATGTAGATTTTATTGCTGAAGGATTGGATCAAACACGTGGTTGGTTTTATACATTAAATGTATTATCAGTTATGTTAGATAATAAACCAGCATTTCAGCATAATATTATTAATGGAATTGTATTAGCGGAAGATGGTAAAAAAATGTCAAAACGTTTAAAGAATTATACTGATCCTATGAAACTTGTAAATGAATTTGGAGCGGATGCTTTACGTATGTACTTATTAAGTTCAAACGCAGTAAAAGCTGAACCATTACGATTTAAAGATGAAGGATTAAAAGAAGTAATTCGTTCAATTCATATTCCATTAAATAGTGCTTTATCATTCTTTAATGATTATGTAAAAGCATTTGAAAAAACTTTTAATGAAAAATTTCTATTAAACGAATATTTATTAGTATCAGAAAATAGTTTTGATATGTATTTAGTAGAACATTTAGATAATTTTAAAGTCAAATTACAAAATGATTTAAACACTTATAATCTAAATAATCTAAATACTTATATTAATGAAATGATTGATGTATTAAATAATAATTATATTAAATTTAACAGAAACAGATTTAAAAGTCAAAATAAAGAAGAATGTTATATTTCATTAAATATGTTAGGAGTTGTATTATATGATATTTCATTATTAGTAAGTCCAATTCTACCATATTTTAGTGAATATTTACATCAGCAAATTCTTGTATATATGAATGATAGTTATAATTGTAGCGTACATTTAAAAACATACAAAGGAAATTATATCAATATTATAAATATGTATAAGAAATGTGAAACAAAACAAGATATTATTTTAGATAATAAATTATATAAATCATATTTAAACTATTATAGTTATAAAGTGAATAGTTGTAATTATTTATTTAAAATCATTAATTTAATTGGACGATTTAAAAGTGAAAATAAATTAAGTTTTAAACAACCAATTAATAAAATCAAAGTATATCTTACAAGAGGTTTCTATAATATTGATACATCTTTAATTCAAAAGGATTGTCGTATTATTGATATTGATTTATCTTTTGAAATTGCTGATAATATTTCCTATATTTATAAACCTAATCAAAAGAATTTAGGCGTAAAATATAGAAAAGAAAGTAAAAAAGTATGTAAATTATTAGAAACATATAGTTATGACGATTTAAATAAAATGTATATTGAAAACAATATTATTTTAAAAGATGACACAAGTGAATATATTTTAGAAAAAGATGATTTGACATATGAAATTAAAGTAATTGAAAAAGATAATTTTAAATCAATTTTAGAAGAAGAATCAAAAATTCTTATTTATTTTGATATGACAGAAACAGAAGAAACAAAGATGCGAAGTTATGTTGATATTTTAACATCGACAATTCAAAATAAAAGAAAAGAATTAGGATTAAATGTATGGAATGTTATTCAGTTAAATTTATCAACAACTAATGAAACATTATTAGCTGGTTATCATAAATATAATAGTTTAATTAATGATTTATTACAATATAAGTTAGAATTAAATAATGAAAAACATTATAAACACTTATTTCCAATTCAAACAGAAGATAATGAAATTATTGGCACAGTTAGTTTAAACATTATATAAAATATTTAAATAACAAAAAATGAAAATTAAAATAAAAATTAAAATAAAAATTTTTTTATTTTAATTTTTATATAAGGATGTTTGTGAAAAACATATTGAATATGAGAATCCAGTTAATGAAAATATTATAATATATAATAAGTAAAGTAAAAATAATAAACTACAAAAATTAAAAATATATAAAACAAAAAAAATATTTATAATATATAGTTATATATATTTAAATTTAATAAATGTATTTTAATAATTTATTACATCAAACAATATATAAAACATATAAAAATTTAAGTTTAAAGAAAGATAATATTAATTATATAAAGGATAAAGAAAATGATAAATTTACCTTAATAGATATAGATAAGCAAAATGAGGTTATTGATAAAAATGTCAATAGTGATAATAATAGTGATAATAATAGTGATATAACAGAAAAAAGTATAGAATATAAAATAGAAGAAAGTGAAATAGAAAGTTTTTCATCAAATGAAGAATGTTTTAGGAATCTAGGGGATTCTATAAAATTTGATAAAGAAAATATGTGTAATACATGTAATACATTATTAGTAAAAAATGGAAAATATAAATGTTTTAAAATAAAAAATAATAATGGAAAATTTAGATATTATTGTTTAAAATGCGGATTTGAAAAAAAATCTAAAAAAAAGATGTTATATATGATATTAATTTATAAAGATTTAGATATCAAATAAATTATTTTTTTGTAAAAAATAAATAAATTTATTTTTTAAGGTATTACTGATTATCTTCTTAATTTTATTGATGATAATCTTTCTCGTAATCCTGGTCGTGCTGATACTACTGGTTGTGCTGATGCTACTGGTAGTACTAATGATGGTCTTCGTGTTGCTGATGATGGTCTTCGTGTCGCTGATGATGGTCTTCGTGTTGCTGATGATGGTCTTAGTGTTGCTGATGATGGTCTTAGTGTTGCTGATGATGGTCTTCGTGTTGCTAATGATGGTCTTCGTGTTGCTAATGATGTTGCATTTGAACGTAATGGTTCAATTAAATTAGGTTGTTTAAGTGTATGTATGACTGACTGTATCTTAGTGAAATGTAAATCATAAAATATATAATATTTTACAAAATTTTTAAAAACATTATTAAAAAATTCAATATTTTTTCCTACAATATATGTAATTTGATAATTATTTCTTACAATTCCATAATATTTATCTATTTTTTTATAATCATTTACATATTCTTTCATTTTATTATTATCCTTATTATATTTTATATTAATATTATTAAAATATTTAAAATCCGGGTTGTGAATATTTTCCAACGTATTCAAATTATAACTATCCAAATTAATATTATTTTTAGCATTGTCCAATCTTCTCGGTAACGTGGGTATATTTAAAATTTTAATATATGATTTAAAATATACATTTATAAATATATTAATTATTTCATATTCTGGTTGAAGTTTATATAAAAAATTATTTGATATATTATATATTTTATTGTTATAATTATCAAAAAATGTGTTTTGATCGTCTAATAATGATTTCATTGTGATAGGATTTTTAAAAAATTCAAATAAATTTTTTAATTTTGTTTTTACAGTATCATAATTAGTTGTTTTATTAAAAGTTAAATAATTTAATTGTTCCTTCTTTTCTAATTTGGTAAATATATAGAATATATAAAAGAATAATAATCTATCAATGCGTTTATTATATTTTATATCATAATAAGGAATTAATGTAGATTGTCCAAATAAAACATGTTGTAAATCTTTTATAATATATTCTAAACTAATAATTTTAAAATTATTATAATTTAAGAATGTTTTTTGTAATATAATTTTTTGATTATCATTATTAATGGATAATAATATTTTACGATATGCTTCATCTTCAAATGATAATATAGACACATCAATAAATTCTGCAGGTGTATTAGTATATGATGTAATAATATTTTTATCATTAATTGAGAATATTTCTGTATTATTATTAGTATTATTATTAGTTTTTATATTAAAATTTTTATATTCTACATAATTTAATATAATTGGTTTAGGATTTTCATTATTATTAGATATACTCTGTTTATATTCTTTTTTTAGATTATTAATAGAAATATTAGTCATAGATGTTGCAAATTTCATTCTTAATAAATCAAATGAAACAATTCCATAACCGTGTGAATATGATGATGGTGTATTATTTATTGAAAAAAAATGTATTGCTGGTTGTGTATTTTTTAAATCATAAATTACAGGATTATCTAATTTTATATGTCCTTTTTTACTATTTTGTGAGTTACTTGTATTAAATATTAAATTATTAGAATTAGTTATATAAATATTCCTAAGTTTTGTTATTTCAAACATATTATTTGGTTCTATTGTAATTTTTTGTATATTATGAATATCTGTATAATTATAAAAATCATTTCCCTTTATTTCATCATTATATATATTAATGTCATCGCAATAGTTTTGTATTTTTTTATATGTATAATAGTTTAATATATTATTACATGTACCTGCGTTATCATTTAATATTTCATGAATATTATTATATAAATCACTGTTGTTTATAATTTCTCTAATTTTTGTTTTTTTATCCTCTACATTAGTATCTCTATTGTTATTTGCATCATTATATAAATAATCGAATATTTTTGATATTTTTTTAAAACTTATAATTAATGCTTTTATAACATATGTTTTAATAATATTAAATCTAATAATATTAGATGTAATAATAAGTATATTAAAGTCATTATCACTATGCTTATCATAATCTTCTGTAAATATATTATGTCTAATTTTTTTTAATAGATTATTATTATTATCATATGATCGAAACATTTTATCTTTTATTAATATTTTAAATAAAACCATATTATTACCTCCTTTTAAATTAAAAATAATTTGTTCTTGAATACCATCTATTCTTTCTTTTATAATTATTTTATTTGTATATTTCTCAATATAAAAATTCATTATTGTATATACAAATTTTATAAATTGTATTAATAAATAATGATTTTTATTAAAGAAATTTCTTGTATAGATAGAAGTAATTTCATCTTTAATTGATCTTAATGGTTTCATATCAGGGTTAGATTCTAATATTATATCTCTATAATTTATTTTATTTGGTTTAGGTCCAAGGAGTGAATTTATAATCTTTACTTGTGTAATTGACATATAAAAAATATTAAATTTTTATAATAATATTTTATAATTATTTTTTATTATATAATAAATTTTTATAATAATATTTTATAATTATTTTTTATAATTATTTTTTATTATATAATAAATTAGTTTCTCTTATAATATGCTCTACTAATAACAGCAGAATGTTTTAATTGTTTTTTTGCTTCAAAAGTCCCTTGTTCTTTTGTTAATATTTTTCTTATATCATTAAGAGAAATTTGTAAATATTTTCTAAAAATATTTGAAATTGATTTATAAGCATTACCTTTTTCATTATGATAAAATAAGTCTCTATCAATATATTCTTCAAAAGATTCATCAATAATTTTTTTCATATTATTATCTTCAATTGTAAAAATATCAAATCCATATGATTTGGCATTTTTATATTTAGTTATAATAAATGTATATTCATTTTTTAGATATATACCATCATAGTCATTATATTCTTCTTTAATTAGTTTTATATTTTCATCATCATCTTTATTTTCATTATAAATATTGTCAAATTTATTATCATAAATAACTTTAATATTTTTATAATCATCTCTTTTAGGATAATATATATGTATATTAAGTATAAGATAAATCATAATTGAAATTTTTCCAGAATCATATAATTCCTTTGATTTAGTTATTAAATCATCACGTGTAATTGTAATTTCTTCTAGTCTTTTTTCATCTTGAACATCTAAATGTTTATCTTGAAATTCATACATAATTTTTGTAAGTTTTTCAATAATTTCCTTATTAAATTCTAATAATTTAGCAATTCTTAAAAATTTAACAACAATTTCTCTTTGTGTTGAAACATTATTATATTGTTGTTGTAATTTTATAATGAAATTATCAAAATCATTTAAAATAATATCAAATGTATTAGTTTCTTGTATATTACCATAATAAATTTTAAAAATGGTTGTAATTAAATTTTTATAGCTTGTTTTAGTTGTATCATAAATTTCAAGTTTATCAATTAAACTAAAAATATAATTTAATGAATTTTTTTTATAATTTTTATTTTCACTATCTTTATTACGATTTTTAATGTTGTGATTTAATTGTAATAATGCTTCATTTTTAGATTTAACATCAAGTTCTTTAAATAATTTAATATTAAATTTAGAAATATCAGAATTATCATTAATAAAATATACTTTAGTTCTATTAGATTTTATATTATATCTAACTTCATTAATATTTTTATTTTTAAGAACCTGATAATTTTCTTGTCCTGTATCTTTATGTATAAATTTATATATATACCAAGACATAATAAATTAAAATATTTTTAAATTAATAATTAATTATTAATTTAAAAATATTATTTTATATCATTTTTTCTATATATGTAAAATAAAATTATATAAAATATATTCTAAATATATAATTAGATATATATAAATTATAAGTATAAAAATGTATAATAATGAATTTTCAAATAGTTCAATTTAATGTATTTCATAAAAATCAAATATTAAATGATATGTATATTATTAGTCCAATGTTTAAAGTTTATTTAAATAATGAATATAAAGATATTTTAATTAATACAATGCCAATGACTAGTTTTTTAAAAAAAATTTTAAAAATATTGTGTATAATAATTGATAATAACAATTTATATAATATAAGACAGATTGAGTTAATCTGTTTATTAAATTATATAAAAAATCATAAATATAATAACTTTTCAAAGTCAATAATTACATTTTTTATTGATGTAATTTTATTAAATAAAGATTATGAAGAATATATTAAAACATATTATAGTTATACTGAATTAGAAAGATTTAAAGATATTAATAAATGTCAAATATTATTTAATTGTTTTGACATAACTGATATTAAAGTTGTAGAATATGATAAAATAGATTATATTATAACTGTATGTCCTAGAATTTTTATAAAATTATTAAATAATGATATTTTACATCATAATGAATTAATTGTAAGAAATTTAATGGATAAAATGTTATTTTATAATTATAGTGTATTTTATATTAATATAACACACGATTATTTATTAAGTATATATAATAAGTTAAAGGGTTGTGTTAATTATAAAAAAATAAATAAAGTAATATTAGAATTACATAATAAATTATTTAAAAATATTATACTTGATTCAACTAAATATAATAGTGAGGAATATTTTAAAACTCTTTATAAATATAATATAGTAATTAATAATAGAATTGAATATCGTGTAATAAATTACTTAAATGGTATAATATTTAGAGAAACTGATATATTATATATGGGTAAGATTAAATATTTATTATATTTACTAAAAAATTATGAATTTCATCAACTTCAAAACTATTATAATACATTTGATTATAGTTTATTAGATATGATTTTCATAAGAAGTCAGGATAATAATAATTTATTACATAACATATTAAATGATTTATTTGATGTATTAAAAAATGTAAAAGATAAAAAATTATGGTTATTTCTTAAAAAATTATTACCAAATTATCGTTTGAGAATATTAGAACATAAATTATTTATAATAAGTATAATCAATGGAACAAAAATAACATATGATATTAAATTTTATTTATTATTAAAAAGAATTAAAGAACATATTTCAAATAACATAGAAATTTTAAAATATTTAGAAAGTGGTATTACATCATTATTATTTAATTTAAATGTTTCTATTGAATTAATAGAATTTTATAAATTATTTAATGAATTATATATAATAGATAATGATAAATTAATATTTCAATTTAATAGTATGTACAAATATGAGGATTCATATATATGTACTAATATAAATGATAAACCAAAATTACTTGAAATCAAATCAAAATTAGAAGCAAACAGTATTTATGTTTTATATTTTATATATATAGATGCTTTATATAATCAAAATAATATAGATAATATTTTAAAATTAACTGAGTTAGATATTGATGAAAATATTGTCTTTTATAGATTATATAATATAGAAATATTTAATAAAGAAGAATTAATGATAGATGATAATGAAGTTTGTTATTTATGTTTATATAAAATTAAAAGTGAATTAGAAAATATTCCTATACTTAAATCAACATGTAATCATTATATATGTGAAGGATGTAGTAAAGATTTTTTTAATATAAATCCTGATTTATATATAAGAAATGAGAATGTATCATGTGGTATATGTAGAAATATATATAATTTTAGAAGTTGCAAAGTATATATATAATAGAATTATAAGGTGTGAAAGGAGTGTAGTCTTACAGAGACTATAAATGTACCTTAAAACTTAAAAAATTTTTTTTTTAATTTAAAAATATTCACTTTATATATAGTATAAAAATCAAGATATAATGGGACAATTTAAAGCATTAATATTATCTTTATCACTTCCATTTTTTACATTATTATTTGTAATGTATATAAATCATAAAAGATTTGAAAATAATCCTGAATTATTAGAAGAATTAAGAAAAAGTAATGGAAAAAATAATGCTGTTGGAAATATAATAAATAGATAAAAAAAATATATAATATATAAATAAAAAACAATAAATTTTATATAAAATGAAATTAAATCTTAAACATTATATTGTATTATCAGTATTATTAGGAATAGTTGTATTAAATGTACTACTATTTGTAAATACACAATGGTTTAATAACGACCATAACGCTAGTATAGTTGATAAAGTTATTGATGGAATTTACTTCTCAACATCCAGTTTCAGTTCTATCGGATATGGTGATTACACTCCTCAATCAAGACAAGCAAAAATAATAGTCATAGTAGAACAGTTTCTTGTTATATCAATTGCCTTTGATATGATTATAGCATACATAAATTCTCGTAAATAAAGATGTAATATTACATATAAAGTAGAATATAATGCTATTAGAAATTTAATAAATAATATAAAATGCTTTTTATTTTTATAAAATAATATACCGTATGTATATTATTTAGGCATAAATATGCATAAAACATCAAAACATATACCATTGGCAGATTTTTTGAAGGAAGTGAAGTATTTAATTATAATCAATGTCATCTAAAAATAAATAGAGATATAAATGGAGCAAGAAATATATTTATTAAATCATTTTTATAAAAAAAAATGATAGGTTGGAGTTGCACAGCCTTTAAAGTTTAAGTTATAAAGATTCTGTTTTTATAACTTGAATGGAATAATAGTATTTACTATTAAACCAGCAACGGTGTAATGCGTGATAAGATTGATGAAGTTATTAAAGAGTCGCATATTGAAAAATATGATGATGAATTAAAAGAAAATACTTGTTGTATTTGTATGTTTAATAAACCTAATATATTATTAAAATGTCATGAAACTTACGGACATAAATTTTGTATTAATTGTATAAAAGAAAATGATAAAATTCGTGAAACTTGTCCTTTATGTAGAGGAGAATATTCAGATATTATATGGATAGTTTAAATAATAATTTAAATAAAATAAAAATAAATTTTTTTTATTGTAATTTAAATTCAATAAAGAATAATGCGACAGTACATAATGCTAATATTAACATATATAAATAAATAATATAAATCCAAACTTCCCAATTATTAAAAGTTTGTTTATAATAATGTGGTAAATTCTTACCATATTTTTTCTTTATCATATTCATATAAAGATTTAAATCTTTAATGGCATAAAATCCAGTGAAGAAGCTAAATACAAGGACACATAAACTAATAGTTTTAGCAACATATATTTGATAAATATTAGCAGATTGTTTTTTATGAAGTGCTAATATTGTAAGAGCGATTGTAGAAGAAGCAATCATATTACGTGTAGAAGAAATAAAAACACCGAATTTAGTTGTTGGAGGTACTATTGGTGTTTTTGGTAAATCTTCATTTGATAAATCAACAGGATTATTATTATACATTATTTTAGTGTATTACAAATTAAATTATTATATTTATTATATAATAAATATAATAAATATAATATAATAATTATAATAAATAAAAAATACTAGTAATAGAGTTAATACATGATTATTAAGTGTTGTCGTTAAGAGTATATTAAGATAATTCTACACCTATATAAATAATTATATAAAGAAATATAAATAAATATATATATATATTAGTAAATATTATATTAATTGGGAAATATAAGTACTATATATAATAATCATACTAATCTATGTTGGTTGTCCGTTAGCCATCTTCAAGGTAAGTAATAGTTATATGTAGTTAAGAAGTAGTTATAAATATCAATATTTATAACTATTTTAATTAACAATATAATTATACCTTCATATACTTATTAAAGTAGCGGTGAGTAACTGTTACATATAAGAGTATATCATTTATGTCTTCATTTTTATAACTTCTCATTCCATATAAACGAGATGAGAAACAAGTTATTATTTGCAATAAATCTTCTGTTACTTCTTTTTCTGAACTTTTATGTTCTTCATCATTTACAACTATAATATGTCCATTTGAATATTTTTTTTATTATTAACTCTATTAAATCATATGATATGCGACATAATCATAAAAAAATATAAAAAAATATAAAAAAAATAAAATAAAATTTATTATAAAAAAATTTTTATAAAAAAATAAATAATTAAAATAATAAAATAATAAAATAAAATAATAAAATAAATGAAAAAATATATAAATACAATACCATTTTTA